CACTGGCACTGGCACTGGCACTGGCACTGGCACTGGCACTGGCACTGGCACTGGCGACGGTAGTGGTAGCGGTGGTACAGGTGGCGGTGGTACAGGTGGTGGTGGTACAGGTGGCACTGGCACTGGTGGTGGTGGTAAAACGGCAGTTACAGGATTAACAGCAGGAACAGTTTTATCTCTGTTACAACAAGGCTTAAATCCTACTGCGCCAACGTACACCACAGCGCCAGCATCAATACCTGACAATACCATAACAGATTTAAAATCAGGTTTAACTAAAGGGTCTGCGTTTAAATTTGCCAATCAACCAAATTTTAGCTCACCACAAACAGCACTTGCTATGTTAAGTGCGCCTAATGAACAGGAAATTGAAATGGCCGCAACCGGAGGTTCTATAGGAACTACTGATTCAACAACTACTGATTTAACTTTAAAACCTGGTTTGGTTGTTGGGAAACAGTTTAGTTTTGCTAAAAAGCCAGCTTTTGACTCGGCAAATACACCAACACCACAACAATCCCCGATTGATTACACAGCGCAAATTGCAGCTGCCGCAACTGGTGGATTAATTGGTCATTATGCTGAAGGTGCTGAAGTAGCGCAATCTCCAAGTCCATTTCTTAAACCAGAATTTATACGTGGCCGTCCGTTCCGCCCAATTGGGCATTTTGGTCCGGCGCAATTAGCTGGATACCAGCCTAAACAATTTGCTGATGGTGGTACAATACCAGAGGGGCATAATCCACAATTTTTTAGTGAAGGTGGATTAAACTCTTTAGACAATACGTTTGTAAAAGGCGAAGGCGATGGGACAAGCGATTCTGTTCCTGCTATGTTAGCCAATGGAGAATTTGTAATACCAGCGGATGTTGTATCTAAGTTGGGTAACGGAAGCAATGATGCTGGTGCAGGTGTACTGGATCAGTTTTTAACATCAATTAGGCAACATGCACAAAACCATGATCCTAAGAAATTACCGCCAGACAGCAAAGGCCCGCTGGCTTATTTATTGGACGCAAAAAGGAAAGTAGGCTAATATGGCTGGATTAACTAACACATTATCGGATACACAACAAACTACAACAACGTTGCCAGCTTGGTATGATCAAGCACAGCAAAATGTTATTAATCAAGGTCAACAAGCTCTTACAGGTGCACCTCAATTAGGACAAACTGTTGCGCAAGGTGCAATTAATCAATTGCAGCCTGGGGCACAAAATCCGTTTACTCAAGCTCAAGGCACACTACAGCAAATTTCTAGCGGCGCTGCAAATCCGTGGATTACCGATGCGTCCGGTAATGTCACACCAAACACAAATACAGCCATGGGCGGTTTGTTTAAAGCTCAAGACCAACAACTCAATCAACTGCTACCCACTACGATAGCCCCGACACAAGCGCAAGGAATTGGCTCCGGTGGCTTTGGTGGTCTTCGTGCTCAAACTGCCGTTGATACTGCTAAAACTAACGCAATGTCTACCTTGCAAGCTCAGCAAATGAACGCTGCATTACAGAATCAGCAATACGGTTCACAAGCTGCGGCTAATTTAGGCAACGTAGCAAATCAAGGTATCAACGCGCAAATGAACGTTGGCCAAGCTCAACAAAATGCGCCATTCCAAAACGTTGGAAACTACGCAAGTTTACTCGGAACTCTTCAAGCACCGACAACAGTAAACAGTCAAAAACAAATGTCTCCTTTAACACAAGCTGCCACATTAGCAAACACATTGCAAGGCCTTGGGACAACTGGAGGTTTAGGTTCATTGCTATTTGGTACTCCAGCTACAGCAGCTGTAGGCACACCAGGTCAACCAGGATATATTCCAGCTAAAGCGGCAACAGGCCTGGGTGGAATACAAAACTTAGGATCCCAACTTTTAGGTAGTTTAACAGGCAGTGGAAGTGGTGCTACGCTATCTGGTGATCCTACCGTTGGCGGTGGCACAACTCCAGGTACTTATCCTTTAAGTGGCGGTGGTTCAATGACTGTTAACGCTGACGGCTCTAAGGTAATTACTGGCGCAGATGGTACCGTATCGAATTTTGATGCTCAAGGTAAACCATCAACGGAACCATTAGTTCCAATTCCTGAAACAGGTTTACCACCTACTACAGATACAGTAAATCCAGATAATCCGTCGCCTATTACCACTGGTGGTTTAGATTCCACTGGCGGTGGTTATGATACAGTCTATTAAGGAAATAATATGGCAGGTTTAGACAACATTAAAAAATACGAAGGTGGCGGCGAAGTTCAAGGTAATCTCAGTATACCAGCTGTTACAAAAAAGACTTCTTTAAATCCAACAGAAGCTTCTGATATTCTTGGTAATATGCAAAAGTATATTGATGAGCGTGAAGGTTTTTTGCCTAGCATAGCAAGAGGTCTTAGCCGCGGTATGGCTACAGCTTATGGACCTGGGGCTCTAGCTGCGCATGATCGTGAACAGCAGCTTCAAGATAAACAGATGATGGACTACCGCCAGACTATGGCTCAACTCCGTTCTTCTCAAGAAAGACAAAGACTTGGCGCTCAAGCATTAGGATTAGGCGGCGCTCAGCCTGTTGCAGGCGCTCAGCCTGTTGCAGGCGCTCAGCCTGTTGCAGGCGCTCAGCCTGTTGTAGGCGCTCAGCCTGTTGCAGGCGCTCAGCCTACAGGCCAATTACCGTATCAGCAAATGATAGCATCACTACCGCTTGCGAATCAACCGCTTGCTAAAATGGCGTTAGCTGAAGGAGATTTTGACGCGTTTGGTAGTATTGTAAGAGAAAATACAAAAGCTCGTCCAGATTTGCAAAAGAATTACGAGTACGCAAACACGCTTCCTACAGATCAAAAAGACATTTATCTACGATCAAGTATGGACAAGGGTTACGCGCCACAATCTTATGTTGGCGCAGACGGAAAAACGTATAGCTTTACGCCAAAAGGCGCGATGCCGCCAGAAGCAGGAGGTGCTCCAGAGCCAAGAATTTCTGGCGATATTAGATCAACTGATATTGGATACGTTGAATCACGTAATCGCCCTGGAGCAGTTGGTCCTTATGTTCCAGGTCAAGGTACTGCTAAGAGTTCTATGCAGGTTATGGACAAAACATCTACTGATCCAGGATTTGGAGTTCGTCCAGCGCAGTTAACAGGCGATGCTGCAAAAGACGAAGCAGAGCGTACTAGAGTAGGGCAAGAATATTTTGAAGCGCTTAAGAAAAATTATAACAACCCTTCATTGGCAGCTGCTGCTTATGTTTGGGGCCCTGGTAAAGTAGATGCATGGGTTAAAGACGGCGCTAAGTTAGAAAAACTACCCGCTGACGTTAAAGAATATGTGGCAAATGCTAATTTAGCCGGTACAGTTCCGCGCAACGTTGCTCCTGAACCTGTTGCTCGTATGTCTCAAGAAGACATTAAAGTGCAAAGCGCTGGCGAAACACGCCGCCGTGAAAAAATGGCTGAAGGTGACGTTGACACAACTAAAGCAATTATTGATGTTGGGCGTAACGCAGGAGAAAAGAGTATTCGCTTAGCTGATGCTGCGCGCATTGTTAACGATCCAGCGATGCAAAACGTGTTTGGCGTGCTAGAAAAAGGCGGACCTGGAAATGCGTTAAACAAACTGATGGCTGGCGGTATTCAAGTCGGTACGTTGGGCTCAATTAAGTTTAGCGAGTACGAAGCTGCGCTGCGTAATGCTGGCGCAACTGATAAGCAAATTGCTGATTTGCACCGCGTTGAAACAGTCTTAAAACAACAAGAAATGGAATATGCTAAAACATATTTAAAAGGGCAAGGTTCTGTATCTGACAACGAGCGTAGAATTGTTCAGCAAGCCATTGGTAGTATCCATCAACCTGCAGCCCAATTGCGTACTATGCTTCGCATTATGCAAGAACGCTCTGAGTTTGATAACAAGATGTTCCAAGAATTCAATGCTTACCGCAAACAAACTAAAGATCCATACGCAAGTTTTGAGAAGTTTACAGTAGATTCTCCTGCTGCAGATCGTTTAATACGAGAGCATAATACATCACTTGGTAAAGTATTAAACGTAGACGCATCTACTTTTAACGACCCGTTTAATCAAGATATTGCTAGTCGCGCAAGTATGAAAACAACCGGCGGCGGCACTGTTTATAGAAAGGTACCACAATAATGGCATTTATTGAAGTCGAAGGCCTTTCTGAACCTATTGATATGGGACCTGATTTTGACTCACTTCCAGAGGACAAACAGCACGAGCTGATTGATCAAAAAGTAGCAGCGCTACGCGGTAAACAAAAAGTAGCAACTTCTGAAGCAGGCTCAATGCAAGAAAAATTTGGAGCAGGTGTTCTTGGAGCAGTAGGCGGTATACCAGCGGGGTACGCTGTAGGTGCTGCAGGAAATTTAATTCCTAACGTTCCAGAACCGCGCAGTGCTGCAGCTGCGCAATTTAAAACCCCAGTTGAAGTGGCAGAGCGCGCTATTGCTGCGCGCCAAGTTGCGCAGGCGCCGTCAGGAATGCCTGAAGCAGTTAAAAATTGGGTTGAAACGCAACAAGGCGGAACAAAGCCTGACGCGCCAAACTATAAGAAAGCTAATGCATTTGCTGAAGAAGCATTGCGGCATGAAACTGCTAATCCTACTCGCGCAGTACTAGAAGAAAGTAGGTTGTCTGTTCCTAAAGATATTGCAGCGCAAATTAACGCAGAAAAAGCAGCAGCTGCAGAAGCGCTAGCTTTAAAGAACCAGCAGGAAGTCAACGCCGTTGCTAAGCTCCGCGCTGAGCGCCTTGCTGAATTAAAGAACACAGTTTTGCCTGGTGAAAAAGCGTTAGCAAGCGCCGGAAAATTAGGTAGCAATTTAATAAGCGCAACTAAATCAACAATTCCGCGACTTGCAGGACACGCTTTAAGTGGCGCTGGAGTAGGACTATCAGCAGCTGATGTAGCTGATCGCATCAAACGCGGCGAGTACGGTAGAGCAGCTATCTCTGCAATTGGAGGCGCTGGTGACGTTGCTACAATGACGCGACATCCTGTTGCAATGGGCGTTGGCGTTCCAGTGGGGGTTGGCGCTCCGCTAGTAAATATGGGACTTGATGCTTTATTAGGTCGTGGTGAACTACCTGTTGAAAAAGCAGAAGGTGGTGAAATAAAAAAGCCAAGCGCCGGAATAGCCGGCGTGTATCAACAAGTAGGTCCAGTAAAAGGTCCTAACCTAATGTCAATGGCGCAAGATTATATTGCTGCGCTTCCCGAAAAAACGGCTCAAAATGCCATCCGTACAAACGAAATGGTTCAAAACGCAAATCCGTATTCGTTTGACCCGCGCAAACCCGCATTTGATCCAAACCCTAGTTATGATCCGCAAGCTGCCAAAGAGTTTAACGAGCACATTGCCGGAAACTTTGCTGGTGCAATTAAGAACGTGGGCGGGAATTGGTTTACGCACGGTCTTGAAAGAGTTGTAGATGAAGTGCGCCCTTTAATTCCATCCATTGGAAAAACTAATTTTGATTCTGCACTTGATATTGCAAATCCTGCAAAAATTCAAGCACATGTTAATGAAATGAAAGCAGTTGGGTACGCTCCTGAGCAAATACAAGCGTTCCATAATAACGTAGCTCTTAGCAACTGGGTTGATAATAAATTAACCAAATACATTAAAAATGATATGGGTACTCCTAAAGACCCTATTCGCGATTTAGCTGATCAAGGTATAAGTCATATTAACGCTCTTGAAGACGTTCCTATTAATAAATTTCAAGCAGCAGCTATGGTTAAAAATGAACGGCCCGCAGAAGGATTTCCAAATTTTGGATACGCAACAACTCCTGCCGGAAAAAACTGGGAGATGCTTACAGATATAACAATTACTCCAGAACAACTATCTAAATTTGCAAACGCAACTGGACCTGTTAAAGAGCGAAATCCATGGATCGACCAAGTATTAGCAAAAGATCCTAACGCAAAAGTTAACCAACTTCTTAATAGGCACGATTTTAGAGAATTAAAGTTTGACCATCTTACAGACGAACTTAGAAACGCGGTTGATCCAAATTCTGGTTTACCTGCTCACCTACGTCTTAAACCAGAAGCACTTGATCGCGTTACAGTGCCGCAGGCCGTGGAGCGCGTTGCCAAGATTAACGCATGGCGCCAAGAGCAAATGGCAAAGGCAGCGCAGCAAAATTTGGGGGACTTCCCGGTTGTGCATCAAGGTGCCGGTGGATTTAACATCCACGAGCTGAAGCTGCCGGATGAAAGTAGAGCATTACCTCCTGGGTATAGTGTAAAAGAAATTACTGGCACTATACGGGACCCAGTTAAACAAGAAGATGTAAAGCAAATAAGGCACAATGTTTATGATGATAAAGGTTTTGTTGCAGGTTTAGAATCCCATACCCCAGAAGGCGCTGTAAAAGAATTTAACAAAATGTACGGCATGGGTAAGTTAGACAAAGCACTTAAAAACGAAGGCGAGCAGATGGGTCACTGCGTTGGCGGTTACTGTGATGAGGTTGCTTCAGGCAAATCAAGAATATTCAGCCTGCGCGATCCAAAAGGTGCAGCGCACGCTACTATCGAAGCAATTCCTTTAAATGCAATATCCGGCGGAGCAAAGATGGACGCTAACTTATTTGACATTCAACAAATTAAAGGAAAGCAAAACGGTCCTGTTTCAGATAAGTATAGGCAAGATATTAAAGACTTTTTAAATAGTCAAGCCAATAACGTTAAGCACGTTGCTGATTTAGATAATGTTGGATTAATTGACGCTAAGAATCCTAAATCATTAGTACCTACTTTAAAAGAACTATACGGCACTGAAGGACCAAATTTATTTAATGCTGCAGTTGCTGCAAATCCAAGCGCTGCGCGATTCATGAGTAAAGACGAACTAAAACAATTTGTTGATGCAGCAAAAGACACAACAATGATGCAAGATGCGCGCTTTAAAGTTGCAGCTAAAAGGAAGTAATCACTTCCTGTAGCGATTTCCTACCCAGCCTTCTGCTGCAAGAGGAAAGTCGGGAGCCCATGTTGGTGGAGTAGTCATAATACTGACAACCTTCTCCAATGCGGACTCCGCGCTTTGTTCTTCCACAAGGAGTAATACCTCGTCATGGATCGAGTTTATCACCTCATAGCCAGCGGATTCAAGACTGAGCATAGCAAAAGCCAAGAAGTCCCTTGCAGTTCCTTGGACAGCACTTTGGAAGATACTGCTGCCAATCAGAGCATTACGACTCCACTGACGGGTGAAAGTATTCTGAGAGTGCACAGTAACGCCAAGCTTTTCACTACCCCATGGTGTGGTGAGCAACTCGAGCTCTGGCCTCTGCCAGCAGATGAGTCTGCCTGATGGAAGTTGCATCCACAGCGCACCCTTTGCCATCTTCAGCTTTATCTTCTTCCCAGCAGCATACCCAACACCGGGATTTTGTACTGCGTCAATTACAGCAAGCTCGCAATCTGTCCACAGATTTTTTACCTTTGCATACGACGCTCGGTAATTATCTACTGCGTTCTTAGCCTGCCCCTCACTTATCTTTACTCCCATTCCCTCAGCGTACTTGACAAGTCCTTTAGACCCTTGTCCGAACATTGCTCCAAGAACTGCGGATTTGGAAACCTGCCGCTGATCCTTCGTAACCTCATCGTAAGGCACATGATATAAACTTTCCGACGCAAATACTTTATACTCATCTAATCCCTTTCTAAATAGTTCTACTTTGTCATTTTGGCCGGCCAACCAGACACCCACTCTGTTTTCGATCGAGCTAAAATCGACGTCCACGAAGGTGCGGCTATCAGGAGCTTTAATCGCACTTCTAACGAGGGAGGAGAGTTCTTGCATTGTTCCAACTCCGTCGCTAAACACGCGAGGAATCGCGTGTGCAATTTGTCCATCTTCAAGAGTGGGGCGCGCAATATTCTGCAAATTAAGTCCGCCGCGCGAAGCCCAACGGCCAGTAGACGCGCCGTGGTAGACCAATGTATTTCGTATTCTGCCATCTCGTTGTATCTCCATCATCTTAGCGTACTTAGCCACGCTAGTCTGGCTTCCTTCTTGCCTCAATTCTAAGGCGCGCATAATTGCCCCCGGTTCAGCCGACTGCAACGCCTTATCTACCGTTTCAGCAGTCAGATCTTGCAGCCCTGCTCCATTAGCGTTGAGCCAATTTAGCAGCTTTGTTCGTTCTGATGGTTTACAGCCAGTAAGTGCTACGCACTCGTTATCTAGGGCATCTTGGGCGCGGCAGACAGCTAGCACCGCGTTATGCAGTTCACTAGGATCAACCGGGACGCCACGAATGTTCACTCTTTGAGTCATTGCCCATACGTCTTGCTCGACGTCACTAAGGTGCCTTAAAGTGCTTCCTATTGCAAGCTCAGTTCTAACGTCCTGTTTACAGTACTCAAATAGCTCTTTTAGGAGCTCCGGATCGTCATTAAACGCACCTTTGTATGGTTTACATAGCTTTTGGATAAGGTACCTACCGCGGGTATCTTTTTGCTGATTGGCGTCAATAAATAACGCAGCTTCTCCAAGGCTCTGAGGGATGTTGTTGGCTGCTGCTATCGCCATGGTGTCAATGCACTGCTCTAGCTTTAACCGAGGCCAACCGTATTTTGGTACGCAGACGCAGTTCCAGATAGTGTACTCAAACATGGCGTTCCAGGCTTGGATCTTGCCGCCATTGCGAACATGTTCTAAAAGGGTATTAAGTGGTTGAAGTGCTTTCCAAGAAAGCGGTGTGGCAACAATTACATTGTCAGGTTGGGTACCGTACGCAATACACAGCACTTCTGTACTGGGATCATTGGCGTAGATGTCAAGGCCGTGCTCAACAAGGTCGATGACACTACGGGTTTCAAAGTCAATGCTATAAATCATATATGCTCCTAAGGCAGCCTGACGTATCAGGGGTACGGTAATAAATCTCCAAATTGCATTGTGTAACAATTTGCTTTAACAACGTTTGCACTGCCAGGGTAATTATCGCCCTTCTTTAAATACGTTGCATTCTTAATGTACTGATGTTTTGGGTACACTCCAATATACCATCCTTTTTTATAAGATGCGTCAACAGCAATAAAACAATAATAATCGCAAACCTGCTTTGTATTGTACCCTGAAACGTAACACGTAAAATTAGGTTTAGGGTCGTACTTTAATTTCTGTGTCTTCACTTCAATTGACCTGCCATCTTGCAGCAGCAAGTCGTGCTCAAAACTATTCTTCTCAATACCATTTAAAGCAAGGCGCGCCACTTCTTCACCTAGAAAACCTACTAGATTGCCCGCTCCGCCGGTAATGCTATTTGGACGTACTCCAAGGGCAGCAGCTTTAAGTGACGCGTTTTTAAACATACTATCTGTAATATCAAATTCTTTAAACATACAAACTCCTTTAAAAAGGGCGTGGGCTTTTACACCCACGCCAAGTACCAACCACAAGGAAACTACATTATATTTCGCATACTCCAGCGGAACAAGCTAACTGCTGCGCACCTTCGACGTTGTCGGTGTTTTCTTTGAAGTCGTCCCAGTTGATCGTTGGGACTTTTGCTTTGAGCTCGTTGTACTCTTCTTCGCTGCACTCTTCGTAGGGCGCTTGGCGGTAGGTTCCTCCGTCGTAAGGGAGGTAAATAACCCCTGAGATTTCATCGAAGTGATCCCAGGTCCACGCACCGACTGAAGGCCAGTCTTTTTCTTCAACTGATATAGTAACGGAGGGTTTGTGTTCACACCAGTGTCGCTGGTACGTGAGCCAGAGTTCCAGATGTGATATAGGAGTAACATCTGCTCTGAGGATTCCGGCGGGTGCTTTTTGAGGAAAGCTAAACACCACAGTCTGATCTGGTTTATAAACGCACGGTTCATTTGGAATTCCTTGTTCAATTAAGAATTGCGTGAGAGGATCTTTCGCATCTCCTCTAACTCTTCTGACGTAGAATTTAGCGTGACGAGGGTGGATTCCAGAAGCGCTATCGACGAGCTGGCTGACGGTACCGCTTGGTTTGACGCAAGTAATTGCAGCACTCTCAGGTATTCCAAGGAGTCCCGCAAATTCTTTATTGGCTGTTCTAGCCGTCTCTCTAAGTTCGGTAAGTAAGGCATTTAACTCTTCTCCTTGCGAGGTGAGTAATGGGTTGTCGTAAATTCCCGTAAGGGATACTCCAAGTAAGCGCTCTTCTTCGGTATTGCGTTGCCACACTTTTCGCAGGTAAGGGAACTTTGTGAAGGTACTTTGGATTGTACCAAGGATGGAAGCAAGCCGCACTTTTCGCAGTAAGGTTTCTTTGTTGTCGTCATGGCGTACTACACATTCACTAAGATTGCAAAATTGGTATGGTCTGAGAATGATCTCTGAGCACGGATTTGTTCCGAATTCAAAATTTGGATCTCGATGCCCATATTTTTCAACCGTCTTCTTAGCAGCTTCCCTATTAAAAATGCCTCTTTCACCGGAATGGGAGTTGTAAAGTGACACCCACTCTTCCATGAACTTTCCGACAGTAGGTGTTGTTGAATACACCGCACTGTTGTTCGCAAGAGCGCGGTGTGGCGCTGTTTCCCACCAGGGTCCAGCTTTTGCATGTCGAATCCTTTCATCATCGAGATCAGATAGCGAGATCATTGCAGAGCGACGAACGCCGCCCACTACAACTACCTCACCAATTTTGCACATTAAGTCATGGCACTCTAGCGAGTTTAAGCGACGACCTTTTGCGTTCTTAAAAGTGTTTACTACAAATTTAAACAAGTCTACTAGTGGTTCCGGCCCGGAAGCTCTTCCGCCAAATGTTTTGAGTCGTGTTCCGGCAGGACGGACTGACTCAACATTCCACTTAGGGATCTCGCCTGCCCAGAGGTTCGCGAGGAGTAAGCGTAATGACTTTGCCCAACCTTCTTTGCTATCGTGCACGGCAATCGTGTGCTCGGACTCAAATAGCTTTTCCGGCACTTCGGGCAAATTGGAGATGTACTTAGTCTCCACCGAAAATCCAACGCCTGTACCACAGAGCAAGATAAACATTGCCTCGTCGAATGATTTAGGATCGTCGACAGGTAAATAAGAACAATTATAGACACAAGTATTATCACGATCGGCACTCTTTCCAGCCGTCATCATGGCGCGCATGGAAGGCATTAATTCAAGATTATAAATGGCGCTACGAATTTCTGTTTTTAATTCTTTGTTTTCACTGATTGCTGGGGTACGGGCAAAAATGTAATCGACATAACGATCTACTGTCTCGCCCCAATTTTCTCTACGCTGTTTGTCATCCACAAATCTTGCGTAACGGCTGGCGGCGATATATTCTTGGTATTGTTCCATAGTTCTTTTTAATTATATGTTGGAGGGAAAAATGCCCCAGCGCAGTTTCTACGCTGGGGCAAGTTACTATAAGTTAATTCTAGTTTAACTTGACACTATTACACCGCAAAGTCTGAAGCTGCAGTAGTACCACCGCCAAGTTTTTCGCCATCTTCAAGCTTCTGAAGATTATTAAGACCGCAAGCAATGCCTTTGCTGCCATTTGAATTGTAAGCGTAGAACGTTAACGAAGCACGTCCAAAACAACCGCTATAAAACTCTGATGGATCAATAATAGCATTCATGTCAGCATCAACAAGACCTGGTTTTTGAGCGCTATTTGCGTTGATAAAGTACGAGCCGGCGTAAGCTTCATCGTCCTTCTCTTCATCGCCATCGCGCAATCCGCCTTTTAAACCTTTAGGCACTGCACCGCCAAAGAACGCTGATGCGTTTGTTTTAACATCATCAAACGCCTTCTTTAACTTAGTGACAGTTTCGGTATCGCTTTTAGGGATAATGATTGAAACGCTATACTTTGGTGTGCCGCCTTCAATAGACGCACTTGGTTGAAAAACGTGCGCGTAACTGAAACGCACTTTACCTGTTACTACTTTACTTTTTGGTGCTGAAGCCATGATAATTCCTTTTAACGTAAGAACAGAACTTAAATCGGGGCCTGTTCGTCTACCCGTACTGCTATTATACACTAAGCATCATATAAGATACCGTGTTTTTCTAAAGCTTTTCTCATTGCTAAAGCTTTAAGAAAATCAACCAAAATTTCTGGCTCGTGCAGCGCTTCTGGATCCTCTGCTACATATTCTACAACTTCGTTAATAGAGCAACGAATTTGTGTTACTGATTCATTTGCGCCGCTTCCAGGTAGGCCATCAAAATCTCTAATAAACTTATCAATTAGCACATCTGGGATTTCAAATTCTGAACCTAAGCATTCTACTAGCATTGGCGCCTTTCTTATTATTATTTTGCAACCATAACCAACCCCACGTTTCCTAACGCATAACCAAGAAACATAATACCAGTTCCTACGCCGCCTTTATAGAACTGGTCGCACGCTACTACAAAATAGACTACGCCCATTGCAGCAATAAGCCAGGTACTCACGAGAAGTCCTCCTTAGCGCTGCCGTCGCGTACTAGCTTAGGTTGACCTTCTGGACGCACAATCAAATCACCTAGATCGCTAGCAATCTGACCTTTCGCGCCAAGCTTTTCTAACTGAGAGATTGTCTTTAGCTCTGGCTTAGTATAGATATCATCGTTAGTAAAACCGCGCTCTAAAAGACGGTGCGCTGCAAGCATTTTATCAACAATGGTGCGGTGCGTTACGCTCTTAGTTAACTTGTAACCAAAAGGAATAACGTTGTCATTTACTGCGCGTTCTACAGCGTAAGCTTGGACATCATTAGCCCAAGACTTTAAAGCGTCTACACGCTGCAATACCATATCAAGCTCTGCATCGTCCAATAACGGAGCAGGGCGGAACTCTAATTTTGCTATTTCGTTGTTGAAGTCCGAGCGCGCCCTACACTGCGCTTTGGCGCGGCAGAACTGGCAGTGGTCGCCCGGGAGGAACTCGCCGGTGCCTGACCACGCTTTCTTGGCTTTGGTTTTGACAAAGTAGTTTGCCCAGTCGAGGAGTTTACTGACTGAGGTACCGTCGGTACTGATACTGTCAAGTCTAGGTTGGTGGATCGTGTAACTGACCTCTTTAAGGTCTGGGAACTCTTCTTTGAACTTGGAGTACGCTCCAAGTGCGTAAAGTCGTAGTTGCGTATTGTCTTGCGCCATGACTGGAATGCCTCTTCCGAACTTAAGGTCGATGACGCGAATGGCGTGCTTAGAAAGAATAACCACATCGGCTGTACCAAAGCCGTCAGGAACCCAATCAGAGAAATCCACACGCTGCTCAAATAGCGGCTTATCGCCTTCGCCAATTTGGCTACGAACGTATAGTACATAATTATCGACGTTAGCCTCGAAATCGTCATTGTAATAGGGTGTTGCTGTGATTTCTTTGTATTCTTTTTCATATTCTTCTGCTTCAATTTGATTGTAGTACTGCCGTAGTTTAATTTCTGCCAAGGAATGGGCGGTAGTACCTTCTTGACTAAAGTCAAATTGGTTTGGTCCTCGTTTTTGCTCTGGAAGTGTTGCTTCAAGTCTTGCAGATGGTGTGCAAGTCAGCCAGCGTTTGGATGATGAAGCTGATAATAGCGCGTGTGCCGTCATGGTACGTTTTTCCCGTTTAATTTGTCTAAGTCTAATTATACAAGAAAAAGGGGCGAACATGTCGCCCCTCGCACCACTATGTGAAATATATTTTAGTCTTGCGCTTCTTTTAGCTGCTTAAGAAGATCATTGACTGAAGCCTGGAAGTCGATCGTAACTTCTTGTTTTACATCAGCTTTTACATCGTAGCGCTCGCGGTAGTCGTCTGGATACTGCCCTTTTAAGGCCAGTTCAGCGATACGGCTATTAAACGCTTTGTTTTCTACGTTTGCTAGGATCATGTTCTCCCAATACGCTTGCCCATGGGTTGTGGCAAGGGACATGATTTCGTCAAAGTTTGGATCTTCTTTTTTAAGACGCGCTGCCGTCGCTTTGCTGATACCTATAGCGGCGTACATGTTCTTTTGTGAACTACCTAATTTACCAAGTTCTAGCACAACTTTTGCGTGCTCATCGGTAAATTTAAAATCTCTTGGTCTTGGTTTAGCTGCCATATTTATACCTATATGTAAAGTTATTGACACTAGGCAGGAAATCCCAATCTTGGAATTGGTTACCTACGGGTCTGGTGATATTAAGTGCCGATGCCTCCGGTCACACCTTGCCTAGTTTCAAAAACTTAAAATCCTGTAATTTTCTTTGCTGCTTTGGTTAGTTCTTTTTCTGTGCTTTCGCTAACAAACTGATTGATCTGAATTGCTGCTTCCAGGATTTCTGACATTGTAGGGAATTTTGGCGCTGTTTCAGCAAGTTGTTTAGCTGTTTTGTCCATTAGATCCCAAGCAGTCATGCTGGCTTTATAGTTGTTCTCTAATAGCTCTTTGGCTTGGGTAAATGTGGCAAAGCGAAGTTCAAATGGATTCATGATAATACCTTTCTGTGTGTTGTGTGTGAAATGCCGGCTTTCTATGAAGGCGAACCGGCGGCCTTTAGCTTTATTTACAGCTAATAGGGGATAGGAGCGCTTCCCAGCGTGTCCTATCTCTAATAATCCGGTTTTTAATTAAAACTTGCCCTATTCTTCACCTGGAATAATGATCTTTTTGACAGGCGCTTCTTTTCTTTTTTCCTCAGCTTCCATCTGCCTGCGGAACATCGGCATCATATCGTTAACCATCCGTTTAGTCAACGCTTCTGTTAAAGCGCGGTCTTTCATCTCTTGCAATTCTGAAGCTTTGTGCGTCTTTTCGTCTACTGCTTTTTGGATATCATTACTAAAGCCACGGTGCTTTAGAAATTGTCTCATAAAGTTATCACTCATTTTTAGCTTTCAATGCTTCCATGGCAGCTTTAAATTGTGGCTCACCTTGCATCTGAATATATCCAATTAAGTTGGCGGATATCAAATAGGGCGTATTGCCCAAGATGTGTAGGATTTGGTTTATTTGTGCTACGGTAAAAGACAAATTAATAATTGCATCATCTAACGGGTCTTTTTTAATTTCTTCGGTCATTTCTTTTTACCTTTCTTTTTAATTGGAAACATTACTTCTCTTGCTGCTAATTTAACGGGGTCTGTGCAATACTGGTTTAATTCCATCTTGCGGCAATAGGTGTCCATCAAGGCTTCCATACGCATGTCATGCAATGATTTAATGCCAAGCAACGCATTAGCTACTTCATCGTCTGACATTGGAACTGGGTGATCGCCATGATGCTTGTACAACAAATCAATATCATCGCTTGTTTGCCACGCCAACATAACGGCTGACTCTAAATCAACTTTTGAATTCATTTTTCTTTGCTTTCTTAACGGCTGCTTTAAAGTCTTTACAAAAATGCGAACCAACCAATTCTATTGCTGGTATCAAATCTTTCCAATGTTCTATATCTCGCGGATGCCAACTATTTTTTGATTTTTGCATATTTTTTAGCATGTTGTAGCTTTCTGCTAAAGCACCAACAACTATGTCGTCAATGTTGTCATCATCTATTTTAATTTTCATGTTCTTAACTTATTATTTTCAAACGGCATGCACTGCGCTGCAGCCAATGTTACTTCAGGTTTAAAAGGTAGCGCTAAAAATTCTTTTTTAATCTGTTCGCAATGCGCTTCTGTTACTGTTTGGTGCGATGAAATAAAATCGCACTTGTTTGCCATGCACATAACAGCTACAAAAATAAAAGCGTTCATTAGTCGTTTTCCTCTCGAAACTTTGGACTGCGCATGTATCTTAATTCTTTTTCCATGACGTGCATCTCTTCCACGCTATCGCACACCCAAATTCCAAGTAAATGATCGTATCGTGATGTGTCAATATCTTCTACGCCTGTAATGGTTTCCATTACATAGTTACCTTTATACCGGTGCTCAACTATAAAGTTACTCATATCTTTAACTCCTCTTTTATTTGTTCAATTGCCTTAGCAAGATGATACCTAAAAAACTTTTCAGATACATGGATTTCTTTGTTGTTTTGACCTGCCAAAAACGCTTCAACAACAATGCGCTGTTTTTCTGAAAGTTTTCTGTTAATAATTTTCCTAATATCAGTTATATCGTCGTTTGTCCATGGTAGCCAGCCATCGTTTGATACGGTTGATGTCTGAGTCTGTATGTCATCTAATTCCAAGGGATCTACTTCCTCATCTGAAAGCCGCGGGTTTGAACATCTAATTTTGTGCATATATTTAATTATACAGATTTTAAAGAATCTAGTAGCGCTTCCTGAATGTTTATTTTGCCTTCTAATACTTTGACTACGTGCTCGTCAATGCTATTAGATACTGTTAAATGGTGTATAACAACAGGTTTTTCCTGCCCTTGGCGGTAAATACGTGCGTTGGCCTGGATATAGTTCTCTGAGCTCCATGGCAAATCGAACCAGACCGTTTGTGCTGTGTCACCAGCGTTGCACTGTAGATTAATCCCGATTCCGCCGCTCTGGGGATGGGCAAGGAGCATACGAATCTCGCCACGATTCCACGCTGCAATGTTGTTGTCGTCCAAGACCACAGCTTGCGGGAACAAAAGACGTAGCCTATTGAGGCTATGCTTGAAGTGGTAGAAGACAAGCGTTGGTGAGGAAGATTCCTCCATGATCGACTCAAGGTATTCCAACTTAGCGCGGTGTATTTCTTGCGTTTCTCCATCCGCTCCATAAATTGCGCCCGAGGTGAACTGAAGGAGTTTGCCCGCCAATGTTGCTGCAGTTGGAGCTGTGATGCGCTCTTTACCGATGTCAGCGACCATGTCTTTTCTAAGTGTGTCATACTTGACCTTTACGTTTTTGTCCAGTTCAATTTTGTGATATAGCGCTGTAAGCGGCGGCAGCTGCAAGTAATCCTCAGCTTTAAGACTAAAACAAATATCTGAAATTTTGTTTTGTATTGTAGCATCCGCGCCGTGTTTTAATTTCCATGAATATACCACTCTAGTATGGTAATTAATTTGATCTGGTTGTAAGTATTTATCTCTAAACTTTGTCAGTGTTGTTTCCAGGCGTTGACCAAGATCCAATATACCTACTTGACTCCACAGATCTGTTAGTCCCTGCGGCGTTGGAGTTCCTGTCAGAATCAGTCTTCGTTTAAAGTTTTTTAGTTGTTTCTTTAATGCTTTAAAGCGCTTGGTCGATGAATCTTTAAAGCGGCTGCTTTCGTCAATCACTAAGTTCTGAAATTTGTTTTCAAAATTGTCTAGCAGCCACACAACGTTTTCAAGGTTTATTAGATAGATATCTGCGTCCGAATTCAAGCCTGACAATCTCTGCATCGGATTGCCCATGATCTTCGATACGCGTAGGTGCTTGAGATGGTTCCACTTCTGTACTTCCGCTGACCAGACTGTTTCCGCTACCCTTTTTGGAGCAATGATCAGCGTCTTCCCCTCGAACTGCTCCGCTATGATCGTCAGTGTCGTCGCTGTCTTCCCAAGTCCAGGGGGTAGAAACAGACCCAAGTTCGGCACCGACTGCGCCTTGGATATAAGATCCTTCTGGTACTGATGTAGTTGAGCTCTTGCAAACGCCATTTATAAAGTCCTCAACATCGTCTTTGCTATGCAGCACATGAACTGGAAAGCCTTGTTCCCCGAGTTCATCAAAGACTATTACCTGGCGAGGACTTAGTCGTCCCGTCGCTGTCTTTAGTTCCACAAAGTATACCGAGTTGTTCAAGAATACGATCCTGTCCGGCACTCCCGAGACCGTGCTGATCCACTTGTAGCTCAGACCCCCTTGCTTCTTTAATAATTTTACTAAGTGCTGCTCTATCTCTTTCTCTAGCACATTCACGTTTATCTTCCTCCGTAGCATAGATGCTAAACACCTGTTTAAAAATGTGCTCGCCTAAGTAGGAGCGCGACTCATCTCCAATCTTGGTATCCTCTTCACCAATGTATTCAAACACATGCGTAACTGTGTGACTAACTTCATGGTAGATCACGCCCATGCGCTCCAGTGACGTTTCCTTGGCCATCTCTTCGTAATTAAACACAATGGCCAGCATGGCGTTTGTTGTGCCTTCTTGCTCAATGAAGTGCGACTCTGCCAACCCAACATCTAGCGCATTGTGGCGCGTTGTAATCTTTGAATCGCGGACTGCTTGCTGAAATGCAGCATCAGAAAAGCACACCTTGATCTTAATACCAAAGTGACCAGTGTCAGCTATGTAATACGGCAGCTTTTTAGTGCTTTTCATTATTGTCTTTCGGTTTTAAATCATCTTCCCAATTCGTTACAATATCAATGATACCCGCCATCAATCTGTCAACGTCTTCTTTTGTTAATGTACCGTCGGCAATTAACTCATCTGCCCAGTCGTCATCAAAAGAAACAGTTTTTTTAGTAGCCATTATTCTGTTACCCCTCTTCGTTTGCTTTAGCCGCCAGCTTAACACTTTTTAAATAGTCGGACTCATACGGCTCGTTGCCAATTCCATGAGCGCGCTCAATGGCCCGGGCAAACGCAACATAAAGCTCGTCCTTTGTTTCTCCCGTTTTCCATCCATTTAATATGTTTGCAGCAATATCATTTACAATTTTTTCAATCTGTTCTGTTGTTAATGGAATATTTCCTGCATGCAATCTATCTTCTGTGGTAAATGTGGTCATTTGCTTTTCCTTTGTTCAACGTGCCATTTGCACAGGTCTTTGTAATACTGAACATCTTCTGCGTACTTTTTATACATTGTGTTATAAATTTGTTGTTGCTCTTCTAAGTCTTTATCTTTTGGGCGCATTATAAGGCCGACTATAAAGCCAATCATAAACGCTAGTCCAATCTCGGTCATGGCATGTAACTCCAAATGACTTCTAACGCAACTAAGAAAAGGCCACCAACAAGGCAGGTTGCCAAAACGATGCAGCAAATTTTTAACATTGCTTCTAACATATTAGTCCTCCGGTGTGATATACACTTCAACGGGTTTACCTGCCAGCGCAAACTGCGCGTACTGCCACGCTGTATCGCGGACCTCAGCGGGGGTTGCGCCTCTTGCTACTAAGCCCATTGTGGCTGCAGCTGCGAATGTGAAAAGTTGTTCTTGTTCAGTCATTAAAATATCTCCTCTGTATCAAAACTGCTAATTGAATCAATGTACTTTTGCGCAACGTCGTTTAGTTTAATACCAACATAAACGTGACGGCGCACCTTGTTTGAACGATCGACTGAGGTTCTTACACCACGATCTTGCGTTGCTGATATAAAGCGACGTTTGAACGCCATCTCCGTACCAGGGTGAATATTCTTCTGCGTTGCCCATCGCTTGTAGCAGTTAAACACTTCATTCTTTTCTGTTGCAGCATCCTTATTAAACTCAAGTACGTCGTCCATGAATTCTATCAGAGGATTGTTAAGTTCAGAGATAAAGTCTAACGTCTCTTGACCTGTTGCTGGTTGTACAAAACGCTCACCTGGACGCGCTAATCGACGAGCGTGACCTTCCATTGCCCAATTAAAGATACCAGGCAGCTCTTCGCTTAGCTTATCTGAGAGCATGATATCCTCACGTCCAAAGAAGCTATTTGTCATCTGAAGGACTAGCATCCTGCCTGTTAAAGCGTTTGAATTCTCTTGCAGCTGCAGCGCTTCATTCGAGTACACTATGATCCTAGTAGGCAGAAAACCGTGCCAAGACTCCCTATTCTTCCTATTTACCGTGATTGGATCATTGCCAACTATACGCAATAATTGAGATACTATCCCTGCGCTATCACGCCCAATAAGGCGCGCATCTGTAAAAGAAGCCAATACTTTGCCTAACCAGGGCTGCAGTCCAAAGGAATCAACAAGCTCTTCCATCTGAGGCGACACGATGTTATGCTGTCCCAATAGCGATACAAGGATCTTATTGATGGTACCTTTACCGGAACGGCGAGGTCCAATTAGATTTAAGAACTTCTGCTGCCGCGTATCGCCGGATAGAATATAGCCAAAATACTCTTGCAGCAGCGCAATACTATCCGGATCGTCTTGCCATAGATCATTTAAAAACTTTAACCACGTAGGGCATTGCGCCTTTGGATCATAGTTGAACTGCAACGCATTTTCTGTAAAGAAGCCCAATGTATGAGGCAGCAACACAGCCTCTTCGAAATGGAACAGACCGTTCTGTAAACTGATCAACTTCTCTGCTGGCGGTCGGTTCACGTCGTAGCCTTCCAACCATATCGGCGGTCTGGCTGATATGTTCTGCTGCAAGTGCACAATCGCCTTTAACGCATCAACAACCATGTTCACCGCTGGTGCGTTTGCATTGAAAGGTACGACGTTACCCTTGCGGTCCTGCTTCTTGCATTTGTCTAAGAACTTATACAACTGTGAGCGCACTGTTGCTTCCTCAATGATTCTGTAGTGCGTCTTCTCATATACAAAGAAGTCGTCAGTGTAGCGTACTAGTCTTGTACCTTCTTCGTTGTCGTAAAACGATTCTAAGAACCGCTGCGCGCTTTGCAATGGATTCTTATCGTCAAGAACAACCTCGCCTTTAGCAAGCGCTACCTTTAAATTGCGCTGCGATATCTTAAACAGCAGCGTGCGCAGCGTAACGCCTTGACCTTTAAACGTAGGCCACTTTTCATCTGTAGCGCCTGAAACGTAGTTCTCAACTGAACCGTCACCAAAACTCCAACGCTCCCATGCTTCTAACGCTTCATACGATCCGCTAAACTGATGATTCAAACACATCCCAATTTCGCGCCAATCGTCGTACCCGCAATCAGGATCGAACTTTGAAAGGATCTCAGCTTCAACCCTTGCAATGTCATAGCCTTCTAATGGCGGATTGAAGTTTGCTAATGGATCGCCTGATTGGTTGATCGTCCGCGCCGGTACAAACTTTGTGAGGTCTTGGAGCTCATCAGGCAGATCACCTTCTCCGATGATATGACCTGTTACTGTAAAGAACCTTGACTTGGGATAGATCTCCAATCCGATTGAATGGTCGACGTGAGCGTGCGCTAGATCAGCACGAGTAAATATCTTGATGCCTGTACCAGACGGCGAGACTTCTACGTAGCCTTTAACGTTGTCAAGTACCTTATGCGCAAACTGTGTAAGCGCGCCGCAGTTCGGCTCTCTGGCATCGTCTAAGTCAATGCCGATAATATTGTCTTCGCCTGTGAATACAATGCCGATACCATCAAAGCCGCCTTTTTTATACGTCTCTTCAGCTGTGAAGTAATCAATCCACGTTACTGCGTCTGTTGACGATGCTGCTGAATGGTTCGGCTGCAGCGGCAGCTTAGACCACCGCTGCGTATCGCCTTTGCCAATTGCAACGTACTTCCACATTACAAACCGCGGAATCTTTTTAATTGACAATGGTATCGCCTCAAATACAACAGGCAATGCTATTGGTTTATTTTCCATTCTTGCGGATCCCATCAACGACGAGTTGCGCATAGCCTGCAATGTCGACCCACGAGTCGTCATAGTCAGGATCACCGTTGAGAATCCGTGCAATCTTATGGAAGATCATATCGAGCGCCTCTTTGTGCTCGTTTGCTAAAAGATTACTTGTATAGTTTGGACTGCAACGCATTACTTCTTTCAAGCTCTGAGTTGTCAATGCGTTCTGCTCAAACGTGCCATAGCGATTGCCGCGCTGCTCAAGGATCTGGGCTACATTGTTATTTGACATGTTCAACCTTTATTTGTGATTGTTTTAGGAAAGAGATTCCTGATGGATCTCTATATTGTTCTTTATAGTATACCGCTTTTATTCCTGATTGCAAAATCAATTTCGCGCATTCAAAGCACGGTGACAGCGTAACAACTAAATCGCAACCGTCTGTTGCTGTTCCTGTTCGCGCTGCAAACATCAGCGCGTTCGATTCAGCGTGCAGCACTTCAGGCCGCGTTGCTAGTCCATCCTCACAGACGTTATCCCAACCAGCTGGCATGCCATTGTAACCAACGCTGATAACGCGATTCTCTTTGACAATCACAGCGCCAACGTGATTACGCTTTGCATGAGACAGTTCAGCGTACGCTTCTGCTGCCTTCATGTGAGCCGCAATTAGGCGAGTATTGTCGGCAGGCATCCGTGATTCCCTTTATGAGATGGTGCTACCCAACCCTCTGGCTTGAGTACATCAAAGCCGCCTGACTGCTCTCGACCTGGTTTGATACCTCTCACCTTCTTCATGTTGGCGTCGTGCACCGCTGCCCAAGCTTGTGGTATGTTTATTTCAGCAAGGTCTAACGTACCGACCGCAATGTAAATCAGGTCTATCAGTGCGTCTACAATCTCTTCGCTGTTCTTTGTTGACACCGCTTCCTTCAGCTCAGCGAGCTCTTCTTCTAACAGGTCAATCCGGAACGACAAGTTCGACGGCGTCAGAGGCGTATCATGAAAACCATACTTTGAATGAAACGCATCAAGGTCAATTGCGAAATTCATAAGCGTACTCCTCTAATCTTGAGATGAATTGATGCGGCGTTCCTACAAACGACGCGAGGTCTTTAGCTCTGTCCGCTGCAGCCGGTGTGTGGTTTGTGCATGCTATCCACATCGGGATATCTTTGAAGTGGTGTTCATAGATGTGCAGCGAGCCAACCTGGACGTGCAGCTTACCGAGTTGCACTGAAACGCCCTGATTGATGAGTAGCACGCGGATCATGTTTGCTACTTGGCTGAATGTAAAGATGTCGTATGAGAATCCCCATACAGCATCTTGGCTGCGCATGTTCACTACCGCATCGAGTTTACCATTGCGGATAAAGAACTGCATCGACAGAGTGCAAGGGATGTCTTTGCTTTCTGCTGGTCGTTCGCGCCAAATACCCATCACTGCTTGCCTAGATTCTGGGTCCTTGATTAGCGTATTGACAATGTAGGTGTATTGCTCTGCCACTTTAGGACCGTACGCGCCATTGAGGAACACACCATCATCGCTGAAATCAGCGTAGCGTTTCATGTGGTAGGCAATACCTGAGAGCCAATTGCTGCCAGATACGATCCATGCTGCCTCGCCAAACATAAACCCGTAAGCCATCTTGCGTGACTGCTTGGTGATGACAGGTGATTGCATGTCGATTGTATACGACGCGTTGATGATCTCTCGTATGGTCTTACCGCGAGGCGAGTGGATCTCACCGTCTTGCATGATCGTCCTCAATAGATAAGACCATACCTTATTGCTGTCCATGCTTGGCCGCCTTCTTTGCAAGATTGGCAGCGTACGCTTCTGGTTTAAGCCATAGCTCGATAAAGAACCCGTCTTTGCGTAAGCGTTTGGTGTAACCATAGAACCGCTTACCGTCTTCTCTTACGAAACCGCTCTTGTAAAAAGTGTTTGTTGCTTCGTTTAATCGTTTCATGTCATTTCCTCTCGTGACTAATTATACAATACTGCTATATAACAAAAAGTAATAAAGAAACGGTTTCTATATTACTAAAAGTTACTTTGGGTACCACTTCTTTCACTTGGGTACCACTTGGGTACTACTTCTTCTATATGAAGTGGTACCCAACTTTTCTTAATGAAATCAAGGCGTTAACCCTGTTGGGTACCACTTGTACCACTTCTTTCTTATATTAGTTTTAATATAGAAAAAAAAGATAATTCTATAGGATCCCACTAACTTTGACTTTTTGCAAAGAAGTGGTACCCAACCATACAAAACGGACATCAGAGTCAATCCCCATCAGGGTACTACTTCTTTTTGGGAAGTGGTACCCAAGTGGTACTCTTAGTAGCACGTTATATAACCACCCTGCATAATACAAACCTTCTGACCGCCATCAGGTTGGTTAATGATCACCGTATCGTTTGCTAGTGCTGAAACAATATGGGCTAAGAAAAACAACCATACAAATACTAGAAAATACTTCATGCCTGGTACTCCTTTTGTTTTAAAATCCGATAAAACCATTCTCTGAACGCTTCGCGATTCTCGCTAGTCTGTTCATCGTTTGGATCCCATACTGCTTGAACTACAAACTGCCCTTCTGAATCACGCGCCTCAATGCGGACTAAATCGCCGTTATCGTCATATACATCTGTTAATATAAACTTGGTCATTTCTTTATCTCCCAATTATCTGGTTTACCGTAATCACCCGCTATGGCGCTCATTACGTAACGCTCTGGTGCTATTTCTAGCCACGCTGCAAATGCTGCCTTATATTCAAGCCATAATTCATTTGGTTCGTACATGGGATGATTTAGACCCGCAACATCAACGCATCGCAGCACATCGCTCAATGGAACATGCGGCAGCTTAGCGTTGGTCTTTGTCTTTACTATCTTTACTGTATCTCTGCAGCGGATGAAATGATCGTAAGCTCGCTTTTGTTTTTCTGTTAATTCCATACTATTCTCCGTCTTCAATTGCATCTAAGTGATCTGTATTCATTGCTTCTAAGGACGATGGTTGTAACTGAATAAAACTAAGCAACTGACGAATCCGTTTTTGAGTTAACCGAGCAGTTATTGCTACTTCTTCAATCGTTGGTTGACGATTTAATTGTTTGATTAATCGCGTTTCAGTGTACTTCATCCTTCTAATCTCTTCAATTACGTTTGATGGTAGTCGAATGGTATTGCTATGGTTCTCTGTGTATCTTACAACGGCTCGCTCAATAAATGATCTTGCAAAGCCAACAAACTTAATGCCACTCTGAGGCTTCCACTTTCTTGCAGCAAGCAGCATTGCCTCATAGCCGCATGCAATGAAGTCCTCGTAAGCGATGTTGCTGTACTGCCATTGAGGCATTTTCTTTAAGACATAAGGAATAAATCTCAGGTTATGCTCTACAAGTTCATCTATAGCAAATTCATCTCCGTTCTGTATTCGTTTTGCAAGTTCAACCTCTTCTTGCTCTGTTAATGGTTCTATATCGTACAACTTCCTTAAAAAACTTGAAAGAGCATTCTGTTCCATTGGTTCCTTAATAGAATTCAAGACTACTAATTGCTTTGTCTTCTGCTCTACGAGCGCAATATTCTTCAACTGCTGTAGCAAATGCTCTACCAACATCTTCGAGCAATCCGCTTTTCATTGCTGCTGCGAGTGCATCAAGATGTTCTCCCATCAGAGCATCATTCAAGATTGCCTCTTCAATGGCATCTTTATTGCGGTAATTGTAGTCGTTATCTAATTCGTAATTGATACGATCTTCTAATGATTCTCTTGGCATTATGCGTACTCCTGTAAGTTGTTGGAAATCAATGAATCGATACGCTCAGTTGCTGTGCGATATCCGTAGTTAAACTGAACGCGTAATTCAAAATCATCGTACGGATTATCGAATTGCTCTGTCATCATGCCTGAATGATAACCCTCAGCGTAAGCTATTTTTTTCTGGTGTTCGTTAATCATTTTGATTCCTTTCTTTGGTTGTTGGATCTATTATACCAAACACTTTACAGATTTGGTTTCACTATGTGGCAAATATAGAACATGGTGCGGATTGTGCTCTTTTGTCAGTTTAAAGCAATGTAGGATCGGTACTAGGTGTTTTACTAGCCTATCTCTGTGCAGATAGGTACCGTAATTTCCCCACATAGCAATGACCAAATCAGACTTCAAAGCATGCTCCAAAATGAATTCGTTGTTCTGGCTGCCGATTGGATCATCTAACTTTAGCAAGTTTTTGGGATCGGTTGCTCTTGCTGCGAACAGATTGGTCATGTAAAAACCTTGAAATCCCATACTTTTTGCAATTGATGTGCAACGACGGATCGTTGGATCGTCTTCTGTATCCGTCGCCGTTGATGGATTTAGTCCGATGAAGTTAAGCATGCCACTTCCATCTTCCCAGTTTCTCTCAAGTTTGTATCGGTACATATCGATCCTTTAGCAATTGTTGGTGAATGAGATCTGCCTCAGATAATTAGACATTCTTTTGCGAACAACTGCAACTTTTTCCAATTCATCTGTTCTGCGGAAATCCTCCTTGACATTACGCCACTTCTCTTCTTCCCAAAATAAAGCACGTAAAATCGTTACAACTTCGTTTGGTTCTAAATCAATCATGTTGTTTCTCCTTGTATTTGTACATGTCTTCTTTCTGTTTTTGGTCCGGTATAAAATACATCAATATAAACTGCTCGCGTTGGATTTCTATGCGTGTCAGTTATTACAACTCCCTTCTCTACGAATAAGCGAAACTGAGTACAAGCGAGACGTTGCTCTTCGCACTTGTACTTTAAAGGACAATCTACGCAAGGTGCTGTTTTCATATATTCACCAATAAATGTGGAAAGTGCTCATTGCAATATTTAATGCCATCCAACCAAAGATCACTATAAAAAATATCTTCATGCTTTTTCAAGCAACGATTTTGCAAAACGTTGGATTGCTTCTGTTTCGATCTCAACGTATTCATCAAGATCTTCCATAGAATTAATCAGTTCGTTATTTTCTCTCAGAATGTCAAAAACTCTGTCATTCCAAATATCATCTAATTCATTGGCAATTTGTTGGATCTTTTCTTCTTTAGTCATGATTAGTTTTCCTCTTTTTCGTGAATTTGATTATACAGATGTGTTGCAATTTCGTACCAATTTACATCAGCTAAAAAAGCAAAAGCGTACATTTTTGCGTGTCCTTTTGATTCCATTGCAATATCTTCCTCAACTCCTTCTTTAATATACTCCATCAGCGTTTCAAAGCTGAAATCTTCAAATCCTTTTGGTTCAAATCCATCAAAATATTCAAGATTTATTCTCCATGTTGGATAATTTGTCCATCCGTTGTAAGTGGAATCAGTCATTTTTAGTTTCCTTTTAGTTGTGTTAATGTATCAATGTATTTTATTGCTTTTTCTACTGAACTGCATTCAAAAAATTGATATAACGTTTTATGATGAACAGAAATTAGTTTGGTTCTTGATGTTTTTTGGAACACAAAAATTTCGTATTCTTTATAGTCTATCGTTTGCATATTATTTCCTTTTGGTTGATCTCATCAGTAAGTGCATAACACTTAGACGGAATTTCTTCCGTTTCGATCTGTTTATCTGTTTGGATCTTTTGTGATAAACGCTTCACAACAACGAACTAAGATTTCTCTTGCGTTTTGGTATTCTATTTTGCCCATGTCATATTGCTCATAAATATCGTTGACTGAAGCAAACAAATCATCAATTGTATATTCTTCTTTTGTCATTTTTATTTCCTTTCGTCAAAATCAAATTGTGAAGAAACAAATTCCTCTTCTTTATAAATCTGTTGAGCAACAACAAAAGCATCTTGCTTTGTGGTGT